CCCAAGGGCAGGGACTGGTTCTACAAGATAGACCGGGACGATACCGGCGCTGAGTTGCCCGGTTGGTTCAGGCTGATCCTGAAGGCGTCCGAAACTGGTGTAACTTCTTCGGACGAGCTTGCGTTGCAGCGCACGCAGATGTCGGAAGAGCAGTTCGCTCAGGAATACGAGTGCAGCTTCGATGCTGCGGTTATCGGCGCCTATTACGGGCGGCTGATGAACCAGGCTGAGAACGACAAGCCGTCGCGCATTACAGGGGTGCCGTATGAGCCAACCGCTCAAGTCTACACCGCATGGGATTTGGGTATCCGCGACAGCACGGCCATCTGGTTTGCGCAGGTCGTCGGCCGAGAAATCCGGATTATCGACTATTACGAGGCTTCAGGAGTCGACCTTGGGCATTATGTCCGGGAAATCCTCCAACGGCAGTCGTACCTTTACGCAGGCCATATTGTACCACACGACGCCCAAGCCAAGGAATTGGGAACGGGCAAAAGCCGCCTGGAAGTTCTGGAAAGCCTTGGGCTGAAGAACCTGACGATAGCGCCAATGCATCGAGTTGAGGACGGCATCAACGCCGTTCGTACGATCATCCCGCGCTGCTGGTTCGACGCCAAGAAATGCTCACGCGGTATCGATGCTTTGAAGCTCTACCGCGCCGAATACGACGACAAGCTGCAAGCGCTGAAGCCGCGTCCGGTTCATGACTGGACCTCACATGCGGCGGATGCATTCCGCTACCTCGCCATGACACTGGACACCAAGATTGTGAACACGGGCTTCAACCGGCCGCTGCGCTACGCCAATCAGGGCTATGCATGACCGTCAAAGAGGTTGTGGCGCAGCTCAGACCGTCTGCGCCCGGCGAGACCGGAGAGATCACGATTGGATATTACGTGGTTGATCGCGACAAGCTGACCATGACGTACCCTGACGGCGAGCCCGTCGATGAATATCTTTATCGGCATAGGTTGCTTCCAAACGACAACGAAAAGACCATTGCGGCAATGTTCACCAAGCAGATCAGGACGGCCGCGCTGGACGAGAAAGTGCCGGGTTTCACCCGCTCGCTATCCTATCCGAAGCTTGGCGTTGCCTGATGGCTAAGATGTCGCTCGACACGCTCAAGGCGCTCCTGAACTCCGAGAAATCGGCCGCCATGTCCGCCATGCAGTCGGCCAAGCTGTCCACCGAGCGCGAAGACGCAATGCACTATTACCTTGGCGACATGACCAAGGACATGCCTGCCCAGGATGGCCGTTCCTCCACCGTCTCGACGGATGTGGCCGACACGATCGAGGGCTTGCTGCCTCAGTTGATCGATATCTTTGCTGGGTCTGACGAGGTTGTGAAGTTCGAGCCTGTTGGTCCTGAGGATGAGGAAGCGGCGCAGCAGGAAAGCGATTATGTCAACTACGTCTTCATGCAGCAGAATCCAGGCTTCATGATCCTGTACTCATTCCTCAAGGACGGGCTGTTGCAGAAGAACGGCTTCGTAAAGGTCTATTGGGAAGAGACCGAGCAGGAGGAGAAGGAGACGTATCTGGGGCTGTCCGAGAACGAGTTTGCGCTGTTGGCTAACGATGTCGTGCAGTCGGACGGGGGGCTGAAGATCATTGAGCACACGGTTCACCAGGGCGATGAAGAGGCGTTAGAGCCCGCCAAGGCTGGCTATTGATGGACGCCATGACGCCACCGGCCATGCTCAACCAAATGCCGGCTCAGCAGCCACAGAACATGATGAATGCGGCGCCCATGCAGGGCGGTGCGCAGAACGCCATGGCGCCCACGCCTGCTCCTGTCACGCACGATGTCAAGTTACTGCGCACCCGCAAGGTCAAGCGCGCCAAGGTTGTTCCGGTTCCCCCGGAAGAGTTCGGCATCGACCGCAACGCGCGGACCATCGCGGACAGCACCTATTGCTTCCACCGTGTTCCAAATCATACCGAAGGCTCGCTGATCGCCCAAGGCTATGACGAGGAGCAGATCAAGAAGCTCCCGACCTACACCTTTGCCAACAACACCGAGCAGCTTGCTCGGGATAGCGTTGACGAGGAGATGTGGGCAACCGGCGACGATGCCAACCGCTCAGCCCGCCCCGTCGAGATCGTCGAGCACTATGTGCTGATGGACTACGAGGGCAACAACAAGCCGTGCCTGTACAAGGTTACGACGGGTTTCACGGGCGATGTCCTGACGAAGGACGGTGAGCCAGACGTTGAAGAGTTCGACGCGATGCCGTTTGCGTCCGCCACTCCCGTCCCGATTCCGCATCGGTTCTTTGGCCGGTCGATCGCTGATCTGGTGATGCCGGCACAGCGCGAGAAGACGGCGCTGAAGCGAGGCGCGCTTGATAACCTCTATCTGCACAACAATCCAAGAGTTGAGGTTGCCGAGACCAATGCCGGCCCTAACACTCTTGACGATTTGCTGGTTAGCCGCCCTGGTGGCGTGGTTCGCACCAAAACCGCCGGGGGATTGAACTGGCAGGTCGTCCCTGACATCACCGGATCGATTTATCCGATGATGCAGTACATTGATGCCGAGCTAGAGAGCCGAACGGGTCTCTCCAAGCAATCGCAGGGCCTCGATGCCAACGCACTCCAGAACCAGAGTGCGACCGCCGTTGCTCAAGTCTTCTCTGCCTCGCAGCTTCGCGTCAAGCTGATCGCGCGGGCGATGGCGGAAGGCGTGCGGGACATCTGCTCGCTGCTTCATGCCGTAATCCGCAAGCATGGTCAGGAAGCCCAGACCGTTCGCCTGCGCAATACGTGGGTTGCGGTCGATCCCCGCCAGTGGAAAACCCGCGATGACATGACCATTCATGTCGGGCTCGGAACGGGTGGGAAAGCGCAGCAGTTCGCCCAGATCATGGCGTTGGCGAACTTCCAGAAGGAATTGCTGATGGGAGGCAAGGCCAATCTGGTTGATGACAAGGCGCTGTACAATACCGGCGCTGAGCTGATCAAGATCATGGGGTATAAGAACCCCGATAAGTTCCTGAACGATCCGAGCGCGAAAGACCCACAGACGGGTCAGCCGTTGCATCCGCCTCTTCCGCCCCCGCCAGATCCGAAGCTCCAGATTGAGCAGGCCAAGCTCCAGGGTCAACAGCAGCTCGCCCAGCAAAAGGCGCAAGCAGATCAGGCCAAGGTCCAAGCCGATGCTCTTCATCAGCAGATCAAGGCTCAAGCGGATATTGAAGTTGCGAAGGTCAAGGCTGACCTCGACGCGAAGATTGCTGTTCTTAATGCCCACGTTGCCGCGATCCAGGCCGAGCAGAAAATGAGGATGGACCAGCAGGCCCATCACGCTGACATGGCGGCTAAGGCGATCGATATGGTGGCGACTGCGCATCAGCACGACACCAAGATGGAGCAGGGCGCCGCTTCGCACCAGGCCAAGCTACAGCAGATGAAGACCAAGCCGAAGGGGAACGGCAAATGACGTTGCACGGGATCATTGAGGAGACCCTTAGAATCCGCCGCGAGCGGGGCTATCGGGACAGTTACTATTCGGTCCTCCGCGTCGCGGCGGCTGTATATGCGAAGTCTTTGGGCGGCAAATGACCGACGAACTCGCCCTTCAGCGCGCCGTCAACCGTGCCCAGCAAGCTCGGGATCTGCTCGAAAGCGAGCTTCTCAAGGAATCCTTCAAGGGCCTTGAGGATGCCTACACAGCCGCGTGGAGAGCCACAACGATTGAAGACGTGACGGGCAGGGAGAAGCTGTTTCTCGCTGTCAACGTCATCGGCAAGGTCAGGGATCACCTCTCTGGCATTGTATCGAACGGAAGCGTTGCGGAGGCAGAGATCAAAGACCTTCGCGAGACGGCCGAGCGCAAGAAGCGCTTTGGTCTCCTGTAAACCAAGGAACATCTTTTGACCGAACAAGCGAACGCTGCACCCGCAGCGAGCGAAGCCGCGCCCGTAGTCTCCGCGCCCAATCTCGAAGGCGGCGACTCCTTCACTGCGGAGCAGGCTTTCGAAGCCTACCAGAAACGAAATTCACCGGCAGCGAGCGCGGATGACGCGACCACCGGAGCAGAATCGGCCGTTGAGGCTGACCCGGAATCTCCCGTTGTGGAGACGGCCGGCGAAGACAAGGAGGTCGAACCGGCAAAGCCGGCGATCGATCCGCCGAAGTCTTGGACGAAAGACTTGCACGACCACTGGAACACCCTCGACCCCGTTCTGCAAGAACGCATTGTGGCTCGGGACAGGGAAGACCAGGCAGCGATCAAGCGAGCTTTCAATGAAGCCGCCGATGCTCGTAAGGCCGTTGAGGCAGAACTGGCACAGGCGAAAGAGGCACGACAGAAGTACGATAGCCAGCTTCCCACGCTCATGAAGGAACTGGAGAGCGTCAACCAGGCGCAATTCAGCGACATCAAGAGCATGGAGGATGTGGTCAAGCTCCAGGCAGAAGATCCGTTCCGGTTTCAGGCGTGGCAGGTGCATCAGATGCGCTTGCAGGCGGCGAAGCAGGAAGCAGACC